ACGAATACCATAAATGGGAAAAACATATTTTACAACATGTTGAATCTCATCTGACGCTGCGAGGCAATTCCAACTTAAGTTTTTATAAAAATATTATCCCTAAGAATGACAAGCCTACAATTGTGTGTCGTCAAAAAATTATCATAATGGTTGATTTTTTTAATAAATCAGTGGAAAAATATTGGTCAGATCTAGTGCAAAATATACAGTTTAGGTCAGATCTTGTGCGAAAGCAGACTAAAGATAAACTTAAAATGCATCATATAGGAAATGAACAACCCGGTGGTGTTGACTTTGGTTATAAACATGAAAATAATACATTCAGACACCCGGCTTGTGATTTTGGAGGTCTTACAAATGTTCACCATAAACTAGGTGAAACGCTTGAATTTTTACCTATATCAGACAAATTGGAGAGCTTACTCACCATTGAAAAAAATAAAAATCAAATTAATAAAGAAAATATAAAAGAAATAATAGAAATATGGAAAAAACTTTCAAAAAAAGATAGTTTAGAAGGTGAAGACTCCATACTTAATGGTTTATTAGAGTTCATTAATAGTGTTCAACAAACATTAAATTCTTCATTTAAATCTAATAAAGAATTTTTTTCAAAAGCGTGTCTTCGTTTTTACTCACTTGATTCCGAAATAAGAACGCTTTATACTGCAAGGACAATTTTAAAGGAAACAGGAAAATATATGATAAAAAATTTTGGGTGGGAGGAGAAGAACGATTATAGTTTTGCAAATACATATATTGATAATTCTTGGAAAATATGGAATCCTCCTGATAAAAAACATGTTGAACCTAATTTAGATGAAATATATTTATCCATTTCAGAAAATCGATATACCAAGTTTATTACAAGTAATTTGAACAAGAACAATATGAATGAATATCGATGTATAAATGCATAAGAGGATGCTCTATCAATGAGAAATTGAATTAATTAAATTTTTGGCATTAAATAATTCTCTATTTAACTTTTCAATATCCATTCTTTGAGAATGAATGTCATCATATTCTAATAATACTTTATCAATATTTACATTTTTTATTTTTTCATATAAACTAGAAGATAAACAGTCTTCTGTTTTTTTTACTAAAAACAACATAATGCATTTTGGAATACTATCTTGTAAACAATGTATGATATGCCTATAATAATAATCTAATAACTTTCTCATTAATTTTACTTGTAATTTATTATCAGATTTGTTTGATAATAATTCTTTAAAATTTATATCATCAGTCCATAGATAATTTTGTTGCATTTCAATTAATTCTAAAATTTTTTTCAAAGTAGAATTTAAATTATGGATTAAAAGATTATTTAATAATTCATCTTTTATTATTTTAGTAAATAAAGGAAATCTAATTATACCAATATCGTCCAATAAAATATTTGTTAAAACTACTAATTCATTCATTATATCATTGGCACATATTTTAGAGGGTTCATATAATTTATTAATAGGTTTTTTATGGTTATCTTTCATGATTTGTTCTAGAACTTCAATAGGAGGTGAAGGGAAAGACATATGATTGCCTTCACAATTTTTAATACATTCTTCTATATATTGATCAGAACAATTTTCTTCGCTAAAAGGAGAAATATTTAATAAATTTATTCTAAAATCAATAAATAAATCTTTAATATTTCTACCAGTATTTATATTTTTTCCTCTATCTTCTAATATAGAAATAAATTTTCTACAAAATTTTGATAATAAATGATGTATATAAGCCGATTTTGCTTGTAGATCTTTGGGTAATGGTTTTCCTAATTTTTCTAATTTAATATTATTATCAATTATATTTTGATTAATTTCGGATAAAATTTTAGGCAAACATGACTTAATAGAATTAACTAAAATATTACTAAGATTTTTACATAAATTTGGTATTCCAAGATTTTCTTTATATTTATTATTAGAATAGATAGGATGATTACAAAAAAATTTTTGTTCTATTTCTAATCCTTCTAATACATTAAATTTAGTTGTTTCTTGTTTAGTTCTATTTCGAATACCATAATAACCATATTTTAATTGTAAATCAATAGAAATTTTATTTTCTAATAAATTAGTAATATCAGTTCCTTGATTCATTAAATCTAATTTTGTTAATATCCCTACAGTTCGAATTCCTTTAGGATCGTATTCTTTAATTAGATCAAGTGCTATATCAGCTTCAATATCAGTTCTAGCTGGCATAACAGCTAAAATAATTGTTTTAATAGATTTAATATATTGTCCTATCATTTTTTTAATTTGATCTTTAATATCTTTTGGTTGACCTTTATCAGTGCAAGCAACCATTGTCAATCCAGGTAAATCTACTAAAGTTAAATTAGGAATATTAGGACTATAAATTCTTAAATAAATAGGTGTAAAGGATATATTCATATTATTTCCAGCATTTTCTCTTGTAATATTTTCTATATTATCGCAAATAGAATTTTTTTGTTCATCGGATATATTTGGATAATCAAGTTCTATTTCATATAAATTTTGCCATTGTCCTTCTAAATATTTTCCGAATATTCCTTTAGTAGGTAATGTGGGTGTGGATTGTATTAATTCTATTTGTAGAGGTGATCTTGTTACCATATTATTACCTGTAGGTAATATATCCATACCTAATATAGAATTAAGTAATGTACTTTTTCCAGAAGATTGACTACCTACTACAACTAATCTGGGTATTTCAATTGATTGTTGATTAATAAATAAACTATTTAATATATTTCCTATTTCTAATATCTCTTTATTTTGTGCTAATACACTGCTATCTTTTTCATTATACCAATAGTTTGATATAGTGCTTACAGCATTTTTAAGAACATCAGACATTTGATTATTATATAAATATTTTATAATTTTAAATATATAAAAAAAAATATTTACGAAAAATTAATTCTGAAAAGAATTAAAATGTTAGGATTTAATAGCCAATTTAATATTTATTTATATAAATATTATAATATAAAATGAATAATTGCAAAAAAACGTTAACATTTTATTATTTTTTTATTTTTTTATTAATTACATTTTTATTACTACGTATGTATGAACTTGATTTGCGAACAATAAATTTAAAAAATATAATAAAGCACAATGAGATTGCAACATACAATACACATGTCCATATTAAGTTATTTAATTTACTCGAACTCGAAACATATACCAACAATATATCAATATTAGAAATTGGTGCGGGAAATGGATTATCTACGGAAAGATTTATGAATTATTTAAATAACAAAAAATTAAAATATAATTATACTATATGTGAATTTGATAATAATTATGAATATATCTTGAATAAGAAATTTGCAAATAGAACAATATATATCGATAAATGGCAAAATTTAGTATCAAAAGGAAAACAATATGAAATCATATTGATGACATCATTTTCTACAGTAAACTTGAAAAATTGCAGTAAATTAAAAGAATTGTGTAATAAAAATACAATTATATTAACACTTTCACATTATACAATCAATGCAAAATATAGGTTTAAAATATTGAAAAATATTAGAGTCGGATTATTAAAGTTGTATGTTTTGAAACCATTTTAAATTCGTTTTTTATTTTTATACACTTTTGGTTTTTTCCGTTTAGTTGATTTTCTTTATTTCTTCTAATTTTATCTTCTTTTCATAGGTATATTTTATATAGTTCTTATAGTGTTCTTTTAAATCAGGTTAACCACCATTCTACTTCCTTCCATTTTCGAGGAAGAATTATAATATATTTAGGATAATATTGATTATTAGCAGGTATAGTTTCTCTTAACATTATATACTTTGCTAAATTTATTTTTTTTTTCATATAAATATATAATAAAAAAATTTTTAAGTGGTATAATAATATTATATGTAATATATAATAATATTATATATGATTAATAAATTTATAATTATTTTTATTTTAATACTTTTTATTATTTTTTTCTATAATATAATAAAGTATAATAATAAAAAAAAAATTTTTTTAATAAAAAATAAAGATATTTCAAGTATAAGTAAAAAAAAATCAAAAAATGATATTCATGATAAACTAAAATATGGAATGAAAATAATTCACCAAATTTTTAATAAACATAATATATGGTATGTATGTGCTTTTGGAACTTTATTAGGATTGACACGACATAAAAATATTATTAAATGGGATGACGATATTGATTTATTAATTTATCGTAAAGATGTAAAAAAAATTTTAAAATTAAAAAACGAGTTTAAAAGATATAATCTAAATTTAGAAAGTAATTGGAAATTATTAAAAATATATTTTAACGAAGAAAAATATCCATTTATAGATTTTTTTATAATAGATATAGATGAAAATAATAATATTATTAGGTGTAAAAAAAATTATTTTGAAAAATGTAATACTTTACCAAAGAATAAAAAGTGGTGGTGGAATTATTTTCAATTTCCATTAAGTTATATAAAAAACAGAAAATTAGGTGAATTTGGTGAATTATCTTTATGGATACCTGAAGAAAATAAAAAATTATTAAAATATTGGTATGGCAATGATTGTTTAACAGTTTGTAGATCTCCAGTTTACGATCATATCACAGGTAAATATAAAAAATCCCAAATAATTAATTGTGAAACAAAAGTATTTAACTAAATCTTTTACATATACCAAATGTTTTTCTATGATATTTTGTAATTCCATATTTTTCAATTGCTTCTAAATGTTTTTTTGTTCCATAACACATATTATTTAACCAATCATATTTATTATAATCAGGATTTTGGTTGCATAAAAATTTTATATGTTCATCATGATAAACTTTAGCTAATATTGATGCTGCAGCGATAGAATAATATTTATTATCTCCACTTTTAATTAATTGATTAGGAATTACATCACCTTCTGTAGTTGTATACATTTTCCATCTATTACCATCTACTAATAAAAGATCAGGTTTTATACCTTTTGCTATTAATTTATTAACACAATCATGCATAGTATCTAAAGTAGCTTCCAAAATATTTTTAGAATCAATAACTGAAGGTTCTGTATAACTGACAGAATAAGATATTGCATTTTTTTCAATATATTCTTTAAGTTCAGTTCTTTTTTTTTTTGATAATTTTTTACTATCTTTAATTTCTTTATATTTATCATCAGGAAATTCTCTAGGTAAAATAACTGCTCCAACATATACTCTTCCACTTAGACAACCTCTGCCAGCTTCATCAATACCAGCTTCTACTATATTTATATCATCATCAAAAAAAAGTTTCATATAAATATAAATTAATAAATATTTATTTATTATTCAAATTTTTATATATTTACTTAATTAATTACTTATGATAAAATTTTTTTTTCTTATTGTTACTTTATAGATGTATTCAAAAATCAAAAATCCATTTACAGGTGAAAAAGTAAATACTAGCTCAAAAAAAGGTATAAATATACTAAAGAACTATATTAATAAGGTTGGTCTACTAGTAGGAGGCAATTCCTATCCACATCCCGATCCTCTTGTACAAA